ATAAGAATTTTCACTTTTTCCTCATCCCGTCATAAACAGTCACTTGTTATTTTCTATTTTCATCCATTAACATTTGGAAGAAATTAATATCTAGTCCTACTTCCCGTACCAAGGTGGCTATAGCTGATGTGTCCTTTGGTAGACAGACGCCCCCAAAGCCTCTAAAATTATCGTTACACTGTAGATATGAATTAGTAACGTGAGATCGATTAACGAGCGCATTTTTGACGGCTGTATAATCAGCCCCCAAGTGATTGCATACTTCATAAAAGCTGTTAGCTAACGTAATGAGGGTGGCATTATAAATGTTATTGTAATATTTAACCATCTCCGCTTCGACCGGTTTTAATTGTACTACTTTTTCCGGGTAATGTCCGTGAGCACTCTTAATAATCTCGAATACTGCTTCACTCTCAGTGCCTACAACACACAAATCATGATTTTCAATAAAATCGATTACAGCACAACGTTCTCGCAAGAATTCAGGAACGAAACAAATAGTAAGATCTGGATGCGTGTCAATAAGTCGCTGGGTAGTACCAGGCTCGACTGTCGATTTGATCGCGGTGACTCCTTGGTACTTTGCTTCCGAAAGGGTAACCAGGCTAGATTCCACGATCGATGTGTCGCATTTGCCATCGCTATTTGGGGGCGTAGGAACACATAAAAAACAAACTTCTGTGTCTAATATATCCTCAAAAGAACTGTTCTCATATTTGGGGTCATAAAAACTGGTCGTATGTCCTAGTTCTCTAAACCCGGTCGCAGCCGCCGATCCGACAACCCCTAATCCTAAAATTCCAATTTTCATTTTTTAAATATTCCCATCTTTCGTAAATCGGGCCAATCTTCCAGAGTCCACTGTCGGGGCTCGGTGACCATCGCTTGGGGTAACTTCTCTAATCCTTGTTGAGCAGTCTCTGGTGTCATGTAATAGTGATACCCCATTGTCGTGATGTCCTGGGTCGCCCATGGAATGTCCGGTGCGCGTCCATCATAGGACATTTTCTTAAGTTCTGCTGCCGCATCTGAATTATCAGTTAGTATCATGCCGCCGCGTCCTAGGCTCAAATGCTTTCGAAATTGAAAGCTAATACACATAAACGTGCCGGGAATATAGGACCCGCGATACCAAAGGACGGCGGCATCAATAATATTTGTTCCGCCGAGATAATAATAATTTAGCCAGTCTTCCTCGCGCCACTCCAATTCAATTCCAATCTTATTAGCCAATAAAGGAACTGAGATATATGTATGGACTGGTACCGAGTACTTCTTAATATTTTGTTGTCTTAAGCACAACTCCAGTCCATGAGTGCAGCAATCGACTGATATTGCGTTCGGCGCATTAAAAAACGCAGCAATATTTCTTTCAAACTCAGCTACTACTTCAAAACTCATTTAGTGCACTCCATGTTTAAACTCATTAAGACACCATTATCCTTATCCATATGTGGAAGATATGCTTGAGAATGGTCATCGAAGTGAGAATGTTCGGTAGTACGCCAATCCCATTCGCGACAATCGCTAAAACCAGCTTCTGACAAAACTTTAGCCAATGATTCAAAGTCATAAACGGTCTTGTGATAAATGGTAGTATCTGCCATCGGCATCTTCCCATATAACAACCCAACAAAGTAATCTAAACCGTATTGCCCAGTGTTATACAAGTGCACTATCTTCTCAAAATTAGGAACACCGAGTCTGAGTATCCCGCCGGGCTTCAACACTCTACGCCATTCCGTGAGTAGCTCCTCTACCTCTTCTCGGTTAAAGTATTCTACCACATGAGACGCATAAATCAGGTCGACTGTGTTGTCTTTATACTCGCTCAGGTCAGTAATTGAAAGAGAATCGAGGTGCTCATAATCTCCAGCGTCTATATGCTTCCAGCCTTCGCCAAAATCGCGCCAGCCGCAGCCCATATTTATTTTAAGCATCGCTCATAAACTCCTTATCAAGTTTTTGTCCATAATAAGGTCCGGACTTGAACTCCAAGACCAGAGTGTCGTCCTCCATAATTTCATAGGTATGACCACCATAGAGAGTAATCGATAGATCTCCCTCTTCTAATAATACATCAGTAAGATGAGTAAAATCCTCATCGTATAGCTTAGCTTTCACCGCTCCTTTAACAACATACCAAGATTCTTGTGCAATTGAGGTATCGGGAACTTCTTTGAAAATGTGTTTGTGAGCCTTGAAAGTCTTGCCGGCAGAGTGCCTCATAACAGCTAATTGTAGGAATTCTTCGTCAGGGACTATGTCCTCTCTGGATGTCTCTAGTTCGGATGTTTTATAAACTATGTGTAATAACTTACCTGGACTTATATTAGAGTGTATTTTTAACATTTTTTCTTTTTTAGTTCTTCTGCTAGGGTTGAGGTTCTGAAACATGTTAATGTAGTTGTAGTGCTACAGTTAACAATCTCTATGCCACTCTTTTGGGCGCGCTGAGATAAAATATTCCAAGTAGGAGCGTGGAATTCAGTACCACGTGGTATGTTATATTCATCACCTTCTTGTTGATAATCATCAAACCAATAATTTGGATTTTTTTTAGGAGTCTTACCAATCCTTAGTTTTATACCTTCTTGTTCGGTTTCGGGTAAAAATTCAACGTAGCTGCAATCCACGCCAACAAGAATGATTTTTTCGTACCCCATACAAATTGCTGTCTGAGAAGCGTTGGCACCTGAAGATCCTCCGTCATTAAAATAATAAAAGTCGGCCTCATCTTGGGGTAATTTGTCAGAAGCTCCATATGGCAACAACCAAATTTTTTGCACTTTTTTTGATTCGTGCAATTGCTCTAAGAAGAAAAACCTTTCAATAGGAGATGTCTCCACCAGTTCTTTAAAGCTATCTCTGTGGGAGTTAGTAACAATATAATCAAAACAACCAAAGTATTTGGGATACCAGCCCATTCTCTCATATGCTCGATAGGCCGAATTTAAACCATACGTATCGAACCCACTCAGCATATCAAAATCAATATCTTTTAGCGAAGGGCCATTGCCCATTACAATAACAGTTTTTTTAGTCATTTAAAACTTTCTCTACTTTTTTCCAGAAATGCTTCTTTCTACTATCTAAATAATCAAATATCTCGGTTGGATCATTTGAGAACCATTCTTCTGAGGCATGCTGAACGTTATTATTTAATATAAGACGACACCCCAACAACTTAGCTTCTATAACTAAACGAGGGCATGTGTCTTTCCCAATCGGTAAAAAAATTAATCCTTCAGATTCAAATAGCAGCCTCAACATCTCATATCGCTTTAGATTTGATACAAGCCTGTACTTTAAATTATTTTTCTTAGCCAAATCTATGCAGCCGGCCGTATTTTTTATTGGGAATTGCGAATTTAATATAATATATTCGTTTGTTTTTTCTCTACTTATCTTATTTAATTCCCTCATAAAAAGCATATCTCTTTCGGAGAATGTGGATGTCAGCACTTCGCTATTGTTATGGGCTTTAAGAAAATCAAACTTTTCTTCATATGTGTGCTTCTGCTCTTCACTCATCCACCACAACAAAGAAGACTTATAGAAGAATAATCCCACCTCTTTGCCATGGCGATGTTCGTGACAATCGCACTCTTTTCCTGTTGCCAATTCGTGTATTTCTGCAGAGCGAAAAGAACAATACTTATAGTCATATTCGAAAACAGAATATTTTATATTCTTTTTGATAAAAGAAATCATCAGTTCTCTTGGAAATTCATAGAAATTTCCAAATATCCAAAAATCATTGCGATATTTTTCAATAAAATCTTTGTTAATTTTAGAACTTTGTATTCTCACCACATCATCAGGGGCGACCTCTAATATAGATTCTAGAGATAATTCGGCGCCCCCCTGAAAAAGATCAGAAAACGCATCTGATACTGCAATGAGTCTTTTCTTTGGCATTATTTATAGTAAATCTCCTAGCAAGTTGTCAAAATCTTCATCACTTAAAATATCTACATTCTCTGAAGTGTGCTCTTTTAGACAGTCATTAAATGCCTTATACTGCTTTTCTTCACTGAAATTTTTTAATACCCATTTCTGAAGATCTTTGGCCTGCTTTTTAAATCTACTATGGTCTTTATAAATCTCTCTTAATTTCATTTTATAAGACCCGGGTTGTGCATATGCCCACATTGAGCCCTTTTCTAAAACACCATCCCAAACAGCATGCTCAGGTATTGGCTGTAATTCATAAGCCACTCTTCCAAAGTGGGCTTTCATTTTTTCTTTACCGGTTTTCTCATCTTTTTTCTTATCTTTTTTGGGTGCAAAAAGAAAATCTACATGCCCGCTCCATTCAGGGGCGATTATTGGAAGTCCTGAATATGCAGCCTCAAATAACGGTAACCCAAAACCCTCTCCGTGGGTTAAGGAAACTAAAGCTTTAATTTTTGGATGTTTATACAAAGAGTGCATTTCTTCATCCGACATATCTCCATGTAAAAGATATATTTTGCATTGCCTATTTTCGTACTGTTTCAAAAAGTTTGTAATTGTTTTCATCGTATGTTCACGATCAATAATTGAATTACCCTTTGTAAAGGCTTTTACAACTAAACCAACATCCGGATTGTCAATAAATTCCTCAACAAACCACTTAATAGTGTTAGGTAAGTTTTTTCTTGGGCCCCACTGAGCTACTGTTAAGAAATTAAAATCAGTCTTTAGATCTAAATTTACATTAACATTTTCATATTGTTTTACTGGATAATGTACAACCTCTACATCTTTTTGGCATCTTAGTTCGACGCGTCGTCCTGTATTTTTATCTACGCCATCATACGTAGTTTTTAAAAACACTTGTTTAGAGTGTTCCGATACCGTAATCACCTTATCCATATGATTAACTTTTTCAAGCCAAATCGGAGACACTCTAGTTGTTTCGATTCCAGCAGTTACACCAATATTAATTGGCGCCATTTGCTGCCATTCATTTGGAATTGTGACCTGTATACTAATATCGTATTGGGGACGTCCCTGCGATTGATGGTGATACGCGGCCGTTTTTTGAATTAAGCTGTCTAGCCAACGACGTTCATCATTATCTTCGTGTATCCAACCACACTGACCCCATGGTACCGGCAACACATGTATGTCATATATATCTTCAACTGTTCTGAGAGCCCTTAAAACAAATCTTCCATGTTCTCCGTAACCAGATCGAGTCAAAACTGGCGCTCTTACTATTATTTTTTGTTTCATTATAGCTCCTCTAATTCCCAAGTAGTGTAGCCATGGCGAGTTTCCCAAGAGCCCATTTCTTCATGTATTGTAGTTAATGTTTTTTCCCATGAACTACAATAGTTTTCGAAATTATAATTTTTTACAACGTGGGCGCGACCTAATTTTCCCATTTTTTCTCTTTTTTTCCTCGGCATTTCATACATTTTTAACATAGCATTGATACAATCTTCTCCTGATATACGATCTTCGTAGATCCATGGAATATCTTGAGAGCCAATAATTGCCCTTGAAGCCGGTTTAATACCAATCCCAAACCAATTTTTTCCATCTGTAACTTGCTCTTGAAGGCCACCGGTCATATTAACAATAATGGGAGTTTCACAAGATAAAGATTCAAGCGTGGCCAGTCCAAAACCCTCTGCATCAGCAATATTAATAGTACAGTCACACATATTATACATCAAAGATAGTACCATTGGCTCGACCTTTTGTTGAGAAAATAATACTTCTCCACTTGTCAAGCCCAATTCTGTGACTATGGCGTCCAGGTCTTGGCCATGTTGATCTTTGACATCAGTGTGCATAATCAATGATGCTTTGTCGTGTCCAACTTTATCTAAAAATTCTTTAAACCAAAAAATTAAAGAGCCGCTCTGTTTTCTTCTAGCATTTCTATTATTCCAGAAAAATAAAAATTTATTTTCATCATAGCTATCTCCGAAAGACTTTCCAAAAGAATTTTTTGCAAAATTCGTAATATCTTCTACAGGGTGTTTTGAAAATATTTCTGAATCAACTGCATGTGGTAGATACATAGATCTTACATTTGGAGAAACATTTTTAACAACATCATCAGTTACTTTTGAAATGGTTGCAATAAAATCATTTGATTCATAATATTTTTTATTGTACATTGGATAGGGTCGATTGTCCCAAACATGGTAATAAACCATTGGTACCAAGGGGCGAATCTCATTTTCCATTTGCCATAACCAGCCGAAGAATCTAGGATCAGTCATAAACCAAAGAATATCTGGTCTTTCTTGTCTCAAGATAGAACGAAGTAGATCCGGGTTTCCATACCCATCAACCGGCAATGTTATCCAATCTTCTCCATACTCCTCCGTTTTAAGGGGTTGATAGGTCTGATGTTTCATTGCCCCGCCAAGACTAAAAAATTTAAACTTTCCAGTCTTTAACATTGCCTCAATCATATATTTAGTTTGTGTGCCGACTCCGGATGGAGCAAAAGGCATATCACTAATTGTTAAAACCTTAATCTTTTTTTGTGTTTCCAAGCTAATTCCTCACTTACAATGTTTTGTATTATAAAAGTCGCACGTTCCATATCTACCATGACAAAACAAACGATTTTTAATATGCTTCTTGTGGGATATATTATAAAGGGCTTTATTTAATATTTTAAGAGCATTTTCAGTTTTTTTATTTCCACTAGTGACTCTGAATAATTCCACATTGTTTGTTTTAGCCGTTCTTTTAATGAGCGCAAAATGAGTTTCTAAATTTGTAGGTTCGATTTTGTGTTTGATGGCAAAAAAATGTTTGTATAAAGTTAATTGATATGTTGTCATTTTTTCAGATTTTCTTCTAGTATCCCATCCCCACGAACATGTTTTCCAATCAATAACATGATGTTTTCCATCGGGAGTTTTAACAACTAAATCCACAAATCCTTTAAAATTGTATCCATCATAATCCTCAATTGGTTCAAACAGCTTCTCCTCAACAGAAACAAGCGTATAAGTGCCAAAATAATCTTTTAAAGCAGGAAGAATATAATCCACCAACATTATACCCTGTGAACGCATATCAGTGACTAGTTTTTTATTCAACCCTAAAGTCTCTGGAAGCTCTTTTAGTTCTTTAAGGAACTGTTCCTGAAAATATTCTTTTGGATTAGAAATATTATTTTCAACTAGCTGTTCACATGTAGAGTGCATTGCACTTCCGAAAGCAGTGTGTTCATTTCCCTTAAAACCATCGATCTTATCTAAATAAACTAGTTTATGTTTCCATGGACACTCAGCCCATAACTTCATTTCTGAAAAAGAGATGTGAGACAACTTATACCTCTTTTGTTGTTCTAGTGGTCGTTTTAGAGGACTGCGACTTACTATTTCCTGGTGCAGTAGCTTCTCTAGGTGTTCTTGACTTGGGAGCTGCTTTCTTCGTCGGCGCCTTTGACTTTGTAAGAGGTTTTGTTTTCTTAACCTTGAGGTACCACGTTGCCTCTGCATCTTCAGCTTTTCTAAAATTACTAACCGAATCAGGGCCACTAACAGCTTCTACTTTAAAATCTTTATATTTCTTTTCAAACTCTTTTACAATAATGTGTTTTTTGATTATTATTTTTTTTTGAGGGCGTAAACCATCCCAAAATAAACTTTTTTTAATCACCACATTTAACTGATCTAAAAACTCAATATGCATTTCTGTATTCTCCTTCATTGTTATAACTCATTTCATATTCTTCCATTATGTTATTAATTTTATTATATAATACCGGACTTATATTCTTTAAGTATTTTTTATCTCTAAGAAAATAATTTTCAAAGCCATTAGCAAAATATTCATTAATGCTGGTCACCGCATAAGGAGAATAAAATAATCCCATTATAAGGCTCTCTAAAAGAGGATATCCAACAACATTGTACAAATAATAATCAAAATGTTTATCATATTCTGGATCATTAAACTTGTCCTCTGAAGGCTCATACCCTTCCTGATCTAAGAGATTATAAAGGGTACGACGCTTCGAAAGGAATTCATCTTTTAAAGCATCATCAAAATAAATATCTTTGCCATAATTTTCTTCTACAGCGTGAGCAATTTCATGTACAATATCATCAATCATATCATTTTCGTTTTCTTGCTCATTTGTCACGTACAACGCCCCATCTTTATATTTTGCGTTAAAAGGCGTCTTACTATCATTAAAAGCTTTAAAACTTCCCACGTATATTGCATCGATATTATTCACGAGCCATTTAGGAACAAGGCCCTCAATAGTATCTAACACATATTGAAGATCAAAGTGATAAGGAAGCTGATCCTTCAAAAAAACTAATTTATCACCGTATACAAGGCGTTCTTTACTACTCTTTTTGGCGGCAGTACTGCTCTCAACAATATATTCTTTCATTTTAAAGAAGCCCTTCACTCTTCATCATTTTTTCACCTTCATCAAAATCATAAATTGCCTGTTGGTATCCACGAATAAAGTTCTCTTCAGCAACAGCTAAAAGAAATTCTGGAAACTCTTTTGCTACTGTCTTAATAATCATCTCAACATTAACTTCATCATTTTCAGGGTTCAATTGATTACCAACATAATCAACGAGCCACTCTTTTAATTCATTTGACTTCTCGACTGGCTTAAGAAGGTCCGGATTTTCATCAATACTCATTTATTTCTCCATTAAAATTTTAAAATCTTTTCGATATTTCCAAAGCAACGCTACATAAAAAACTGTTATCAAGCTAGGTACGATCATAGATTCAACACTCAAATCAAGGAACAAATGGAATAAAATAATATTAATAATTATTGGTGCTAATGCGACGAGTGATAATTTAACACATCGGTTAATAATAAGTGCAAAGCCGCAAAGCACTTCTACGCCCTTCAAAAGAGGAAAAAAATAAGGAGCTGCTGATAGCCCATATAGAAACTCGTGAGATTCCGGCAGAGGAGTGGGACTCGAAAAGAAATTAAAAAACCCACTTAACCCATAAACGAAAAATATTAAACCGAGACAAATCTCAGTAACATTCTCACTAATTGTTTCTAATATTTTATATAATCTTACTTTCATGACACAATCTCCCTTCATAGTATAACATTATAATTTATTTGTCAACATATTTTAAAGGATTTTTGCTGCGAGGGTTGCAACCTTTGATCGTTCGCCTTTAACTAATGTTACATGGCCTGATATATCATGTGCTTTAAATTTTTCCACCGCATATGCTAAACCATTAGATGTTTCATCCACATACACATTATCAATTTGGTCGATATCTCCAGTTAAAACAACTTTTGTGTTTTCTCCGACTCTAGTAATAATAGTTTTTAATTCATGAGCTGTCAAATTTTGCGCCTCATCAATAATGATATATGCATCAGATATCGAACGCCCCCTTATATAAGTTAAGGCTTCAATTTCAATCGTCCCTTGCGCCAGGTACATTGATAATGTTTCTTTATCGTTGGCCATCAAATATCTCAAGTTATCTTGGATGGGGGCCAACCATGGCGTCATTTTCTCTTCCATGGTCCCAGGCAAATAGCCTATATCTTTTCCCAGCGGCTGAATTGGTCTAGATACAATTAATCTTTTATAAATTGTCCTTTTGTCGCCTTCAACCACTTGCGCCAAGCCGGAAGCTATCGCCAAGAGTGTTTTGCCGCTACCAGCTTTGCCAACCAATGTGACAACTTTCACATTTGGATCCATTAACAGATCTAGACAGAAATTTTGTTCTTTATTTCTTGGTTTAACGCCCCAAATTCCTTTTTTAAATTCTCCATTGATTCTTTTAAGTGGTTTTGAATAATCATAAAATCGGGCTAAAGCTGTTTTTTTATCATTTGCACTAGAAACCAACAAAATAAAATGATTTTGAAAAAGCCTAATGTCTTCCTTTTCTAAATAAATTTTTTCACCTGCATAAAATTGATCAATTACTTGGTCATCTACTAAATGTGTTTTATATCCGCTATATAAATTTTCTGTATTTTTGACAACTTGGCCCATAACATAATCTTCAGTTGGAAGGCCCAGTGCATCGCATTTGACTCTCATGTTTATATCTCTAGAGACAACAATAACTTTTCTTTTTGTATTTTTATTTTTTTGTTCCAGGGCGACAGCGATAATTTCATTATCCGCGATAGACATATCAAGAGGGCTAGTTTCTGGAGATGTGACAAAAAGAATTCCTTTTCCCTTTGCAATACGAACTCCAGAGTGTAAAGACCCCTTGTCTCTTAGCGAATCTAGATTTCGTATAAAACTCCTAGCATTTGTTCCTACCCCATCTTGACGCTTTTTATGTTTGTCCACCTCCTCCAACACCTTGAAAGGTACAATTATATCATTATTCTGAAAAGAGGTTAATGCACGTGCGTCTGTTAAGTAAACACTAGTATCTAATATATAAGTTTTTTTTGCCATGTAATTCCGGAACTTGTATTATATACACAATAAATAGTATTAATCAAGGCAATATCAAAAAGAACTTCTGTTTTGCGCCTCGCCTTAATAGTTATTAATGGAGGGTATGTGAAAATGAAAAAGTTACTAATGCTAGTTATTTTATTTTCTTTAATGTTTCCAACTGTTTCGAACGCAGGCATTGTATATTGTGATAAAGAGTGTTTCCAATTAAAAGATTCTCAGATAACAACTATTAAGGGCCTCTTATATGAAGTAGCGGAAAGTCAAAATAAAAAAACAAAAAAAACTTTCTTGCCACATGTGGCCGAAACAATTGTTTGGATGGATAAAAAACACAAAGAAGAAAAGGTATATAAATTAGAAGATTTAAAAAAAGACGATAAGGCAAATTTAATCAATACATCAATAAGTTTTATTCGCGATGTGCTTTATGGAAGAACAAAATTTAATCCGCGTGTGGTTTTATATTACTGGAGTATAATTGGTGAAAAGGTTAATGCCGAATATAAAGAAAAGATAGTTGATAAAAAGACTGTTATAGAATATAAGCTGGAGTTGCGCAAATGAACTTAATAAAAAAATTATTAACCATGGTTGCAGCTTTATTTATATTATCAACATGTACATCTTTCAATTCAAATATTCCACTGGGTTATAACTATAACACAGAAAGAACTGTTGAAAATTTACCAAGAGATTCATTTTTATTCGTTATGGTTGAAGAATATTACGAACACTGTTATTCATCTGCGCTTAATGATGAAAAAGAATGTGTTGTCTTTAAAAACACAGGAATATTCAGTGGATCTGCTTTCGTGGTATACAATACACCCAACGGAAGTTTGGTGGTTACGGCCGACCATATATGTCAAACGTCTAGCCCGAGTATGAAGCAAAAAATGACTTTAACAACTCTAAATGGTAAAACATATAGAGCTAAAATTTTAGAAAGAGACTCTAAAAGGCAAAATGATGTATGTATGGTATATGCAAAAAGTCTAAAAAAGCCACCAGTTAAATTAGCTCTTAGTGAGCCTAAGCCAGGAGCAAAACTTTTTAATATTGCTGCGCCTGCAGGTATTTTTAATATTAATATGGTCCCTATATTAGAGGGTCGTTATAATGGACTATCTTTTACTGGAAGTGCAATATATTCAATTCCAGCCGCAGGTGGATCTTCTGGATCAATGGTACTTAATTATAACTTTGAACTAGTTGGCTTGATTCATTCGCTCCACGTAAGATTCCCCACCGTAACGGTTGGTCCATCATATGTAGTTTTAAGTAAATTTGTGAGAGAAGGGATCAAAAAGCACTCTAATCTATAACTAAAGATCTGCGTTAAAAAGATTAGATTTTGCTTTTTGTTTCTTTCGCTTCTTTTTATTGTTTTCGCCCTTCTTGAGATCTGCATTAGATTTTTCTAAATCTCTTTCAGGATCTGGAGCGTTCCAAGCTTTAACTTTAAAGCCACCACTTAATCGCCGTACTTTGACCATGGTGTATATCTCAGCCAGCTCTTTTCTTTTTTTATCAGCCTCAGAAAACGTTTGAAAGCTAGCAACTGTTTTCCAAACTTTGGTACTCTTTTCGTTTGACATTATTAATCCTTTAGTGAATGTGGTGGAGGCGTGGGGAGTCATATGACGACCAAATCGTCAAATGTTATCTTGGCTCTTTTGGATCAATAAGAACGATGGGCTCTTTTGGATTCCATGTTTCACCAACCTCAAAACCAGCATCTTCAAACATCGAAGTAATTTCGTGACTCATTCGTAACCCGGCAAGAGATGCTAATTCAGACATAGCATATTCGGAGTGAAATACCTTATATTCCCCGGGGAGTTCCGGATCGTGCTGTATGTTAAGTGTAAAATTATCTCTGGTAACGTTGGGGAGGCTGTATACAATATCTTCGATCTTTTGGATATTGGGATCTTTGTCTCTCTCAGCTGTGCCCTGTGTGGCAGCAGCTTGAGCAACTGCTAAAACATCTTCAACGTCAGTATCACCATCGCTGTCGATATCTGTATCTTCTTCTTTTATAAACTTTCTCCAATTTTCAAATAAGAGTTTCATTTTTGTATCTCCTTCTCCTTAGATTTCACATTAATAAATAGTAAGAAGCTGGCCAATCTGCCGGAAATCACAAGTTTATCCCAATTGGCTCCAAGTGTCAACCTTTTTAGTACTAGTTACTGCTTCACAAAACAATCTTACTTCATTATCTGAAAAAATATGCCGGCAGTAATTTGCCATTATGTTGGTGGAGGCGCCGGGAGTCGAACCCGGGTCCGAAAAGAATTAATATTACCGTCATTCACAAGAATAGATGCTTAACCGCCCAAACATCAACCACCTGTTACCAGGGTTTTCCATTTTACCATCTTAAGGCCATGGCTGCCAAAAAGTATATAGTTAACTACAATACTTAAGTCCCCTTATTTTTAAAATAAAGATATTCGCCCGTGTAATAAATTACATAAACTAGGTTATTTGAACCCTTAAAAACTAGCAGATGATATCGTATATGCCACCGAATTAACTTTTTTTATAAAGCGTTAATAACTCCAGACTATGCAGCTAAGGCGTAGTCAAACTCCACATTATTGTTGGCGTTTAAATTTTGAGTATTTTTATTGTGCTACTCACACAATCTTGCACGCTAATATCTCAACCCTCCGTCTAGACCAGTTCGCCCCCATATCAAAGATCCACAACATTATTATATAATATTGATTAATAATTATTCATTATTTTCTTCAAAAAAACTTTCTGTATTATATTTTTTTAATAGATGCCTGAAATCATTTGGTAATAATCCTAAAAATCTTGCACCTTCTCTTTTAGACCTAGTACTAGAAAGAGCCACTTTGAGCACAGCGTCCTGTACAATCTCTCTAATAGAATACCAGATTGGTATACCAAAACATTTTCCACCAAACGGTTTTGTTGCTAGCTCTAATTTAAGAGCAATAACATCCTCTAGAGAAAGAGCGTTCAACATTAATTCGAACTCTTCTGAAGAAAGATCACTTTTTCTTAACTTCCTAGAGACACTGTAGTGAGCGTTTTTCCCTGAAAGTCTCTTTTTCTTTTTCCAAGACATCTTAAATTTAATTCTCAAATATGTTACAATATTTTATGTAATTATTTAATTACTAATTAAGATTAAAATAAATTAATTTATATGTTGTATATTATTTCACTTATAATTGCAGCTGTGTCTTCTTCTGTTTTTGTTTCAGAAGGAGGGTAATCTGGGCTAGGTGGTTCTTCTTTTATGTTATCAGTCATCTCACCTTCAAATTTATCAAAATATAATTTAAGATTTGTAAGCCCCCACTCTTTAAAAGCTGCAGCGTCTTCCGGAGCAATAAGGCCTTCGTAGGCTGTTACGATTTGCTGTTGCACTTGATTCAATGCTAGCTCAGAAGCGTCAGCTCCTTGTTTTACGTAAGGATCATCAGAGTCTAATTTAACAAACGTGCTTTTTTCTTCTTCGGCGTCTTTTTGGGCTGCCTCAATATCTTGAGGCCTGGATGGTAGAAATTTTTCCGCATCCGCTGGAGCATTAATAACGTCATCTTGTTCTATTTCCACTTCAAAATCAGCCTCATTCAACTGTGGCTTCGGAGCGTTCCTGTTAGCATCAATCGGATTCAACAGATTTAAGAAATTAGTTAAAAAGTGGTATCTAAAAGACTCCCTTTCTTTGCTACTAGAAGACAAATTTGTATAAGGATCTTCAATTTGAACAATGATTCTTTTAAGGAGCGCGTCTAGTACATTAATTCCGGTATTTTTATGAATAACCTTATCAGCAACTGCAGTTTTTCTAGAGACTTCAGATATAAGATGACGAATAACTTTCCTTAGCCTTTTTTCCTCTAGATGTTCTTGTTTTTTTCTTCTTTCTTGTACAATACAAATACCTTCGCGAATTAATAATCTGAGTTGCTGTTCTTGCTGATTCATTCTGTTATGACTCCCATTGATTTATATAAATAGTCTTCAATCTCTCTAATTAACCCCTCTTCTTTATCATCTCGTTTTCCGGCATAACCTTCTACTGCGCCGGCGCCCATAGCTGATATTTCTTCCAATTCTTCATCTTCCGGTATACCAGAGCATTCATAAGCTACTTTCGGTACCGACGCAATTGGCGGCCCGAACATTCCCACTGGATCTACTTCATTAAGTGTTTCTTCAATTAGCCCAAGAAAGATACCC